GGGGTTGGAGGTCCAGCCCGGCCCGACCCCCGCAGCAGCGCGCCACCCCGAACTGGCCGGCCCCGTTGTGGGGTGCCGCCAGGTTGGTGGGCGCGCGCGAGCCCCAGCCGTCGCTGGGGGGCTTAGATGGTCGGGGATGGAACGAGGCGTGCCGCTCCGGACCGCCCACCAGCTGGCCTCGGGGCGGGTGGGCCAAGGCTGGTGGGCGGCCGGAGAAGAGCGCGAGCGGCAGACCTAGGACAGACCGAGGTTCGGGGCCGGGGTCAGTCCTGGGCGACGATGTTGGCGGAACGCAGGGCGTTGATGGCCTGCACCAGGGCGGCTCGCAGCTCGGTGTCGACGGTGGCGCCGCCGGTTGGGCTGGCGATGAACGCGGCGTTGACCTGACACATGGCGTCTTCGTCCCAGATGGCCGGGCCGACCTGGGGGCCGGTGCCGGCGATCACATTCGCGTTCCGCAGGGCGGCCAGGATGAGGCCGACAGCGGTGCGGCTCTGGGAGTCGACGGTGGCGCCGCCGGTGGGGTCGGCGATGGCGGCGGCATGCACGTAGGCGAAGCTGTCCTGGTCGATGGCCAGCGGCCCCTTCATGGAGGTGCCGCCGGTGACCAGCCCAGCGGAGCGCATGGCGGTGAGGGCGAGGGCGAACTGGGCGCGACCTTCAACGTCGGGGGTGCCGCCGGTGGCGTCGGTGACGGCGCCGTGGGCGTGGGTGAAACGGGTTCCATCCCAGGAGGAGGGCTGGCCCATGAGGGGGCTCCTTACTTGCCCTTGGCGGGCTTGGTCTTGGCGGGGGCGGGCTTGGCCTTGGGGGCAGGCTTGGGCTTGGGCTGCGGGGGGGCAGGCTTGGGCTGGGTGGCAGCCGGGCGGGTGGTGCGGCGGGCGGTGGTCTCAGGCGCCCCAGCGGCGGCGGTGGTCCGCACCGTGGGCAGCTCAACCCATTCCGCCCAGCCGTGCGCGACCCGCTCGTTGGGGTGGTCGATCAGAGCGGCGTCGACCACCTCGCCGCAACGGAAGGGATGGTTGGGGATCTCGCACAGCACACGCAGGGTGGCCATTGGTCCTCCAGAGAGAAGGGTTGGGCACCGTGACGATGTGACGGTGCAACAGTGTTCACACTTGCGCCGGCCGGTCAGCCGGTGAGGTAGCGGGCGATCGAGAACGTCAACGACGGGGTGCCGCCGGTGATGGTCCAGACCAGCCGGTAGAACGGCGCCCGCATGGGGAAGGTCTTGAGCTTGGGGGTGGCGGTGGTGATGGCGGCGAACACGTCGGGGGTGTCGGTGCTGGCGAAGACGGTCCCGTCCATCGACCACTGGACCTCCAGCACCAGGTTCGGGGTGCCGGAGACGGCGGTGACATCGACCAGCAGCGACAGGTTGCTGGCCGGGTTGGACGCTCGGACCGGGTTGCTGTTGCCGGTGGTGGTCCGCGCGGCTGAGGCCACGACGGTCAGTGCGTCCTCGTAAGCCATGGGTGCTCCTTGGGTTGGACCCGGCCCCGCCAGCGGCCACGGGTGGGCCAGGCTGGCGGGGCTGGGGGTGGTGCAGGGGTGGTACGCTCCAGGTCCGCCTACGCGTGGCGGTGAAGCACCCGAAGCGCGCTCCGGAAGAGGTTCTGAACGTCCCAGCGGTCAGCGTTTGCCAGACCGCTGGGACGTTCGGCTTCCGGGGTGGATCAGGAGGCCGAGTTGGCGTAGAGCTTGGCGGCCTGGAGGTCGTCGACGACTCCGCCGAAGCGGGCGAAGCCGAGGAAACCAACCTGGAGGTTGGCCGCGTACAGCTCGTTCAGCCGCAGCGTCGAGGCGCCCCGAACCCGGCGGATGACATAGGCCGAAGCCCAGTCCCCAAAGCCGATGCTCTTGGCGTTGGCGCCCATGGCCGGCATGTCCTGGTTCACGACCACGTCGTAGCCGAGCAGGTTGTCCGGCGACCCAGCGGTCAGGCTGGGCTCCCACAGCGGGTGGCCCTGGTTGTCCTTCAGCTTGCGGACAACCTTGAGCGAGCTGTCGGCGAGCATGAACGCGCAACCGGGGGCCCGATACGCCGGGTCCACGCTGTGGATCAGGTCGATCAGGTCGTCGTAGGTCACGGTCAGGGTCTGGCCGGTGGCGCCGGTCTTGCCGGTGGACAGGCCACCAGAGGCGGCGGTGATCCCGGCCGGCTGGCCGGTGCCGGTGCCGGCGGTGAGGTGGTTGTTGACGATGCGGCCGATGCGGATGGCCTGCTTCTTGGGCAGCCAGCTTCCGAGGTCGAAGGCGTTGTCCTGCAGCAGCTGCAGCGACACCTTGATGATCTTGGAGCTGTACAGGAAGGTCGGCAGGGTCCGGGTCCCGAAGGGGGTGGACGCGTCGATGTTGTGCGCGGCGGCCTGGGTGATGATCTCGCCCGAGACGCCGGTGTCGTCGGCGGTTGGCCACTCAAGGCTTTCGCCGTCGTCGGTGTCGATGATCGTCGCCACCGAGAACATGCCCCCGAACGCCTTCATGACGTCGGTGAGCCGCTGCAACCAGCCCGGCGGCACGATGTAGCCGCCGATGTTGTCGGTCGAGGTGATCAGGCCGTCACGGAACTCCTTGTCGAGCGTGGAGCGGTGCTCTGAGGGGAGCCGGTCGTAGCCGGAGCGCAGGTACAGGTCGAACGCCTTCTCGTAGGCGTACTGGCCGGCGAAGTCGCCCGAGCGGGCGGTCTGGAGCGCGCTGGCGGTGGCGGCGGTCCCGGCGGGGCCGTCGGGGGTGGCCGGGTGGGCCTCACGGCGGGTCGACACGACGGGGCCGTCGGCGCTGTCGAGCTCGCCGGCGTACAGGTCGCCGGTCTCGTGGATCTTGATGCTGCGGCCAACCACATCGAGGTCCGCTTCCATCTTGGTCCAGGCGGTCTCTTCCTCGCCGGACATGGTGCGGTCTTCGGTGGCGGCCAGGAGGGCCTTCATGCTCTCCCAGATCTGCGCGCGCTTGGCGTACAGGGCGTTGCTTGCGGCCATGGGAATGGCTCCATTTCGGCTTGTGCCGTGCGGAGCCCGAAGTGACGTGACAGCCGGCCGGCCAGGTGCCCATTGGGCGGCGTGGCGGGTGGCGCTCGATGTCGGCGCGGGGCGGTGCAGGGTCGGCGGGTTTGCGGGGGGAAGTCGATTACCGAATCAGTAATCCGGTGATCGGGTCAGGCGGCGGCAGGGGTGCCCACGGGGGCGGGCGGCACCTGCGTGAGGGCCTTGGTGCAGGGCGGGCACTTGGCCCGGCTGGTGCCGGTGTGGTCGCCGCGGGAGTGGGCCAGCAGCAGCACATACAGCGGCTGGTCGTCATCGCCGGCGGGAGTGTCGGCGGTTGGGGGCGAGGTGGCCGCGGGGGTGGCCGGCGTCGCCGGGTTGGTGGGATCGTCACCACGATCACCAGACGCACCAGCGGTGGTGGGCGTGGTGGGCGTGGGGTCGGTGGCGGCGGGGGCCGGGGCGGGGGCCGCACCAGGATCACCAGACGCACCAGCGGTGGTGGGCGTGGTGTTCTTGGTGCGAGAGGGGCGGCCGGCAGGGTCCGGGGTGGTGCGGCGGTCGCGGAGCTCACGGGCCATCGTCATGGCGGCCAGGCCACCGTCGGTGTCCTCATAGGCCGGATAGGTCACGCTGGACACGTCGAACAGCTCGACCTCCTGGAGGGTGCGCCGTTCGATCACCACACCAGGTTCGGTTTCGATCTCCTCCCACAGCTCACGGACAACCCGGAACCCGAAGCTCATCTGGCTCATATCGCCACGCTCCAGCGACACGGCCAGGTCCTGGCCGTAGCTGGTCGCGGCGAGCTGGGCGTCGACGGCCAGGCCGATCTTGTCCTCGGCCAGGGTCATGGTCCCGGCGGTGGTGCGGGCCAGGATCAGGTTGGGGTCGTGGTTGATCAGGAACCGCACGTCGGACTCGCCGATGGTCTTGGCGAACGCACCCCGGGCGATGACCTCCTGGAAGCCCCACTTGGGGGGGCCGATCCAGGTTGGCGACTCGAAGATGGCGGCGTGGCCGGTGAAGCGGATCTCGGTGTCGCCGTCGTCGGTGGTGGCGCGGACGGTGGCGGGGGTTCGGACTCGGCGCACCTCGATAGCGGTCAGGTCGCGCAGTCTTGGGTTGGCCATGGGGGAATGCACCTCAGCGGAGGAGAGGGGAGCGCGGGGGGCGCGGGGTCAGGCGAGGGGGGTGTAGGGGTGGCCGACCGGAAGCACCCACGACAGCCGGGCGGCGAGGGCCTCGGTGCGGGCCAGGGCCCGGTCGGCAGGTGGCGGCAGATCTGCGACCAGCAGCGCCACCGCGGTGTCGTGGTAGGTGTGGTCGCGGCGGTGGGTGGCGTCGTCGATGGTTCGGCCCACGTCGAAGCCGTGGGCTTGCTGGAGGTGTTCGGCGAGCGACCCGCGCTCAGGCCAGCGCATCCGGGGTCACGCGGGGGGTTCGGGCTCAGCGCCAGCCGGCGGCTTGGGGGCGGCGGCCGGCGGGCGGGGGGCGGGTTTGGCGGTGGTGGAGAACGGCACCATCGCCCCTTGCATCAGCAGCTTGTCGCCACCGGGCACCGGGGGGCGGCCTTCGAGCTGGCGGGCCTCATTCACGGTCAAGATCGACCCGGCGATGGCTTTGCTGTAGGCGTCGAACCGGCTGGGGGCGTCGCCGCGGAGCAGGTCGGTGAAGTCGATGCGGGCGAGCTGCCCGCGGGGGAGCAGCTCGTTGGAGACGACCTGCTCGACCCGGGTGGCGGGGGAGCGGAGGGTGTAGGCAACGAACGCCAGCATCTGCTGCTCGATCCCCGTGCCCCACGAGCTCGAGACCTCCACGTCGCCGAGGAGATGGGGGGGGATGCCGTACAACCGCGCGACTTCGGTGACCCCGAATTTGCGGGACTCGATGAACTGGGCGTCGTTGGGGGGCAGCGAGGTGGGGACGTATTTGGCGCCGTTGTCCAACACCGCGATCTCATGCGCATGGCTGAGCCCGGCGACCTTGGCCATCCACCGTTCCTTGAGGGCTTTGGCGTCGTCCTCTTCCAGGTCCGCGTCGGTCTGCAACACCCCACCAAGCAGGGAGCCGGACCCGAAGAGGCGGGCGCCGTACTCCTCAGCAGCCACCGCCAGCCCGAGGGCCTGGCGGGCGCAGCCGATGGGGGAGAGGCCACGCTCCATCGAGCTGCCGAAGCCGCGGACATGGAGGACGTCTTGGGGGCCGGCGAGCTGCTGGTGGCCGCTGTCGTCCAGGATCCCGAAGATTTTGCCGGCGGGACCACCCAGGCCGGTGCGGGAAGGTTTGACGAGCTGGGGGTCGACCCGCCACGGCACGAGGCGTTCGAGGCGGACAATGTCGGTGCGGACCACGCTGGGGACTTTGACGGCGTAGGCGTTGCCCCAGGAGAACAGGTCCATGTAGAGCTGTTCCCACAGCACCATCGCCGGGTCGGAGCCGGGGTAGGGGATGGAGCTGATGGGGTCGCGGCCGGCGGGGAAGTCCAGCAGCAGTGAGGCGACCGGGACGGGGGCGCCGTCTTCGATCCGGTAGGCCCGCAGCGGCAACGACGCCAGCGTCCCGGCCAGGAGGCTGAGGGCGCGGAACACCGCGATCGACTGGACGGCGTTGTCGACGGTGACGGTGGGGCCGGCGACGGTGCGGCCCGACCCGCCCATCAGGGCATGGGGGACGGTCTGCCAGCCGTAGAGGTTGTCGGTGCGGCGGTCGCGGCCGAGCAGGGCGTCGGTGAGGGCGCGGAGGACAGGCATGGGGGGTTAGGACCTCAGATCAGCGAGCGTGGCTTCGGCGGCGTCGAACAAGGCGTCCTCGTCGACGTCGGTGCCGTACCGCCACGGCTCTGTGCCGTCGCCGTCAAGCTGCCATCCGACCGGGTTGCCGGCGTCGTTGTAGACCAGCCCGAGGGCGTAGCCGCGGGGATGCAGCACCGCCCGGTTGATCAGCCACAACAGGCCGGAGTCGCGCAGCTCACCGAACGGGCGGGGCGGCAGGCCGGCGGGCAGGTCGGGGAGCAACACCATCAGGTGCGGCGGGTGCGGAAGTTGGCCGCCACCAGCAGCATGAGCCCGGCCAACCCGACCGCCAGACGCGGCTCGTACAGGCCCACACACACACAGATGAGGGCGGCGCCGGTCAGCTCCACCGTCGGCCACAAGAGGTTGCGGGCGGTGCGGACCGGCCCTGCCAGCAGCCGCCGAAGCTCGGCGAAGTAGGTGACGAAGGGGCGCATGGGGGAACTGGCCTCGCAAACGGGGTAGGCTGCCAGGCGCACAGCAGACCGAGGGGGGGAAAGAAGGAGGAGGACGCATGCCAGGTGGACGACTGCAGCCCGGGACGTTCCGGGCCGACGCCATCCAGGGCGACCCCACCGAGTACCTGCGCACCGCGGACACCAGCGGGGCCCCGACGATCCTGGTGCTGCCGGGATCGCAGGGCCAGCGCGGCGGTGGCGGTGGGGTGGCGGGCGCGCAGGGGGTGGTGCTGTACCACGACAACGCCGGCGAGAGCGACTGGTGGACCCGGCTCACCGAGGCCTGCCAGGCCGGCGCGATGATCGAGGCCAGCTTCACCATCAAGAGCTGACCGCCCAAGCGGGCGATGATCCGGTGGCTGGCCGCCCCGCGGGGCGGCCAGCACCACAAGGGAGGCCGAGTTGAATCAGCAGGAACTGGCAACACAGATCGTGGCTCGGGCCCGCCAGGCCGGGTATGAGATCCCGGTGGAGGTGGTGACCCGAGGGCTGCTGCCGGCGTTCGAGGGCGCCACCGCAGCCGAGATCAAGCGGGGCGGCAAGGTGACCTTGCAGGGGTTCGGGACCTTCGAGCGTCGCGAACGCAAGGCACGGGTTGCCCGCAACCCCCGTTCGGGGGAGGCGATCAAGGTCAAGGCAACCAAGATCCCTGCGTTCAAGGTGTCGGCGCCGCTCAAGATCTATGTGGCTGGTGGCAAGTCGACCAGCACCCGCGCTCCGGCGTGGATGGGGATGACCGCGACGCCACGTGGTCGGGCGGCGGCAACATCGGCGACCCGCGCGACCAGCAGCAGCGGCCGCGGGACCAGCGCAACCCGGACCAGGACGTCGTCGTCCAAGTCGGGGTCGGGTCGGGGGCCGGGGCCGGTCAAGCGTTCAGCTCGGGCCGCATCCAGCACCCCCAGCTCCAGCTCCAGGTCGTCCAGGTCGTCGGGGTCCAGGCAGAGCCGACGCAGCTAGGCGAGGTGTTGCCCGGCTGCTACCGTCGACCCGGAAGGGTGGTGACCGAACATGCCCAGATGGTTGGTGGAGCACTACCCGTGGGTGACGACGGGAGCCATGGCGATGGTGGCGGCCGCGGCCGGGCAGCTTCTTGGCCGTGGAGGGAACGACGTTGACGCTGATCGAACCGGACCCGGGAACCAACACCGACGCACTGCTGACCGGGTGTGAGGTGGCCGGCTGCGGCCGGCCTGTTGCGGGCCTGTTGGAGGTGGAGGTCAGCCGCCCCGGGATCACCTTGACCGACCGGGCCAGGCTGCATCAGATCGGGTTGTGCTTTGAGGACATGGACCGGATGGCGCAGCGGCCGCCGGTCCTGTCGAGCCGCTACCAGCAGGCCGAAGGTGGCCCATGGCAGCGGCGACGCAGCTACCGATGACCGCGCCGGTC